TATTCGTTACTTGGTGTTGAACATCAACATATTGTAAGTCTTTACTTGTATAAAATAGATTAGGATAATCCCTATCTATAATTTGTTGGATTGTTGCCCAACCAATATTGTTGTTCTCTACAATTAGTAGAGCATCACTATATTCTGTTGCAACTGAAACCAACATATTTCCAAAATCTTTGGTATTTATTCTACCTTTGTATTCTGCTACCTGAGTTAAACTTTCTAACTCAATAACGTGGAATGCCGAATAGTCTGCTGAATCTCCACGACCAACATCTGCACATACAATATAATCTTTATTGTAGTTTGGTTGTTCCCAAACCCACATATTTCCATCAATACCTCTTTTTTCTACTGGTTCTATACATAAGTTTTTTCTTAACTCTTCTAATAGAACCGCATCAATCACACCAGTACCGGAAGTTAGGAAGTCACAATCACACTCTTGTGCTGCACCACTTGGGCCTAGTAATGTGTCTTGTTCTTTTCTCCAATCATCATTTCTATCTGGGTGAACCGTCCAGTGTAGTTTAATTGGATTAAACATACCTCTACCTTCTTCAGCATCTACCCAAGTCCTATGAAACCAATTACCCACACCATTAGGTGTTGATAATGCAATACATTGTCCACCAGTAGTTAAAGTAGCTTGTGATGCTGTCCATATATCATCAATCTTATCAATGAACGCTGCCTCATCTAATATCAATAATGATAGAGCTTCTGAACGAGCGGCTTCTGGGCCTGATGATACTGCTTTAATCTGAGAACCATTCATATATCGTAGATTTAGTTTGTTATCCTCAACACAAGGTTGTTTTAACCAACTCGGTAAATTTGCGTGCATAACACGAACTTTCGTAACCAAGTTTTTTGCAACATCTTGTTTAGTTGCAATAACCAATATATTTTTGTCTTTATGAAAAGTCATCATCCATAATGCATAACCTGCTGTTAAAGTAGAAATACCTAACTGACGAGCTTTTAGAATAACATTCATTCGTTCAGTTTGGAACTCTTTAATAGTTTTTTCTTGAAAGTCATACAAATCAAAAGGTATTTTACCTTTGATAGGATGCTGTATCATACAATACTTTTTCATAAAGTATGCTGGGTCTTGTGCACACTCAATATATTGTTGCTTAATTACTTCTTTTATTTGTTCTGCCATTAGTCTACTATTTGACCTGCTAATTTAACTGATGTAGCAGTCAAAGCTACTCCAAATGTAAAGTATAACCATTTGTTTTCATACCATTTAGGTTGAACTAGTTTTACTTTTTGTTCAAGTAGTTTGTTAGTGTCTTTTAGTAGATTGAGTTGCATAGTTTTGTTTGCAATTAACATTGAGTCTATCACTGAATTTTCTTCAAAAAGTTTCAATTGTGATTCTAAATCTCCTACCAAAGAAACATTTAAACTATCTTTTAGTTCTAATTCCTTAATAGTATTGGTAAATCCTAAAACTTCTTCCTCAGTAAAGGTATAGGTTTTAGTTTCAGTAACTTCTTGACCGAATAAACTCCCGATTAATAATATGTAAATTAAATATCTCATATATATAAATATATAGCTTATTTACTAAACTTCTTTAAAAATTTAACTGCGTCATCAGCATTATCTTCTTTTACTGCTTCTGATGCTTTTTCAATCTGTTTTTTAGTAGTAGTAACTTTTCTTTTCAATTTAGCTACTTCTTTTTTGTTTACTTTTTTCTTTGATTCAAGTTTTACGACCTCTTTTTCAAGTTCTTTAACTTCTTGGTCTTTTACTTTAATCTGTTTATCTAATTCTTTGACTTCTTGTTTTTTATTACCACCAAAAAATAGATTTAGTATTGCATTAATGATACCCATTATTTAACTCCTGTTATTTGTTGTTCTGCTTTTTCTACGACTTCTCTTTTTTCTCGTATGAAATCTCTTGCTTCTGAAATAGTTTTTTCAAATTCCTTTTCACCCATTTCCCATTTTTCTGATTCTAATTCTGGATTGTTTACACCAACCTGATTAAACCATTCTTTTTTACCACCTGTTTTTTCAAAGTCATCTAAACTTTGTTCCATATCTTTTAAGTATGCTTTTTGATTTTCTAACATCTTAGTTTTTGCATACTCCTCAAATGTTCCTTCAATTCTCATTCTGTTTTCAATTTCTATTTGACAATCAAAACAATGTCCTTGTGTTCTCCAAAACTTGTCATCAAGTTTTTTCTTCATTGCTTTATCACATCTTGGACAAAACCAAGGCATTCTTACTGATGCCATTGTATCAGTTAGTTCTGACTTACGGGTTTCTCCACCGAGATTTTCTTGTTTACCCTCATACCCTACTTGAATATATTCCTTTTGGTGTTCTTTACCACTCATTAAATCTTTGAGTGCTTTATTCTGTCTTTCTGCTTCTTTTGACCTGTTTGCCATTATAACTCCTTAAAATCTTAAACTACCTAATATCTGATTGATTGGTGCGAATGCTCCCGTGAATTTGTATATATTACCTTTATACTTAAACACTAAACCTTCAGAAGGAACTATTGAACTTGTCCCACCGATAGCTTCTAATTTTTCTATTTGTATTTTTAATTTTTCTAATTTACTAACATTATCTGGTTTTTGTAAATCTTTTAATGCTTTTACCACATCTTGTCTAATTTTTTGGACTGCTTTGTCCGGCGACACTGCTAAAAATCCTTGTATATTTTTAAGTATTTCTGCACCAACTTGAAAAAACAATACCTCAAATGGTTTAATGTTTTGTTTGAACATTTTGTTTTGGTCAAGTTTATCTGTACTGATTACCCAATCAATAAATTTTGGATTGTCTTTGAAGTCTTTTTTAATTTGTCCTATACTATATGATTTGTCAAAAAATGCCCAACGATTAGTTAGGTTGATTAGTTGACTATCCGTTATGTTTACATTAAATTGCTGTGCTGCGTTATAAATATATTCTTGCCAATATGACAAATGATACATACCCAATGTATCTGTATCTTTCAATCCATATTGAGATTGTAATTTATTTAATTTATTTAAAAATGTAGACTTCTTTTTACCAAAGTCTTGAACTTTATTTAACTTTAAAAAATTAGGTTTACTAATTTTAAATCTTTTTTGTATATTTTGATTTATTTGTTGTATCATACCTTGTAACATACGAGCCGCTTCTTTTGAGTATCCCTTTGCTCTACCACTTTTATCATATTCGGTAGTTCCGTGAAATACTATTTCAGCTACATCATAGTCAATTACATTTGCTGTTTGTGGATATATAACCTCTAAATTCATCCATTTAGTTCCATTACCAAATACTTTTTTCTTTTGAGCGTTTGATAATGAACCTATTGATTTTTCTAAATCTTTCATTGCTCCTACAAAAGCAGTTTTAATATTACCTCTACCAGCAAACATACTTGCTATACCTGCGGTTGTTGGTGCAGTTTTACCACCATTTTTCAGGTGTCCTTTGTTTCTGGCTGCTTTTAACTTTCCGTCTACCCAACTTATCATTAGGTTTTGTCCGTCAAGTTTTTCAGACACTTTATCTTCTCGATTCAATTTTCCTGCCAATCCATTAATAATTATGTTCTTCAAATCTGAAAACGTCAAATTATTATCATCAAATGGATGATTCATATGTCCGTAGGCTCCACCTTCTAATATTAAGTGTTCTTTTTGTAAGCCTCTCTTTTGTGGTTTTGGATTTATAGGGCCTTCTAAGTATCTTCTTGATAATTCACTATATTTTTTACTTGACTCTCTAACGATTGTTTCTGTTAAATCTTCCGGTTCTTGTAATGTAACGATTTTAACTATTTTACCATTTGTTAGTTTTTTAGTTTCTACTGAAAGAACTTCTGCTTTTGATTTAGAACTACGAGTAATTTCTTCTTCTGTCCAAAATCCTGGTGGGTCGTGGTCGTCTGGTTCTCCGTC